GGATTTTTTCTCTAACTTTTCCTCTTTAGATTCTATAAGGCTATTAGCCCACTCTTCGATATCACTTTCATTGTCTTCTTTGAACTCCCTTACATCAACGATTTCCCAACGATTTGAAATTGTTTCCCCACGTAATTCATCAAGGATAATGTCAAATTCTTCATCGGTCAATTCCTCTTTGCTCATTTTAACCCCTGTTTCTTCCTCTCTTGTTTCGGAATCCTCTACGTTGTCAAGGTCGGTAAACTCTAAAGGTTGTAAGGTCTTGAAATACAAGTTGAGCGCAATACCATTATACGATAGTATCTTATCAAAGTTTTCTATTAGCAAACGTTGAAATGGTCTGATAACCGTATTGTCCATAAGGATAGTTGCGGTTTTCAACTCATCTGCGTTGTTTCCAAGCCCTGTGTTGTCTTTAATTCCTAAAAGCATAGGACTTACTACCCTGTGGGAAACGAGTATCTTACGTGCGCTCTCATCGCTTAAAAACTGATACTGATTGTGTGCATCGGAAAGCTGAATAGGCTGTATGTCGGCAGCTGTTTCTGCATTGTCGTTAAACGCAAGGATAAACTTACCTGCATTGCTTGACCCACTAAACTTCTCATAGATACGTCTTTCTATTATTTCCCTTTGTTCAGGGTCAGGCGTACCGTTGTTAAAGTTGATAAGCATAGATGGCGCAAGACCATTCATTATGTTGTTTAAGTGGTAGTTGCTTATTTCTTCTTCAAGTTCAGCGTATTGTGTGCCACCTTGATAGTCAACAGGGGAATAATACTTGAATCCTGCACGATAGGGCTTGATATAAAGGATTTCCAACCCCTCTTTGGAAGTACCAAACGCAGGGATTCTTACAAGGTCATCAGAACGCTTGTATTTAGACCAATCGTAATGGTAAAAGTACGCTTCGATTTCGCCTTTGTCGTTGCACTTCTCTGCTCTTAATGTTTCTACGGGTATGTGTTCAAGTTTTACAATCTTGCTTCTATCTTTAGAATAGATAACCTGAATGGCACATTGACCCATAAGTTTCAAGTCATATACAACCTTGCGTGTGCAGTCGGCATTGAACAAGGTCACCATTTGTGCATAAGCATCAGGCTTACGGTTGGAATCAGTAGCATCCAATCCCTTACCGTAAATCATCTCACTAACACCATTTATAATAGCGTTGTTTGTTGGGCTTCCGTTGTATCTATCTATAAGATATTGAAAGTAGTTGTTGTCATCCCCATAAGACACAAATTCCTGACCCTTTACCTCTTTTACGGTAGGGCTTGTGTAGGTGCTTAAATTGACAATTCTTAAATCGTTGTTCATAATATAATATAGTCGTTATCGTAGCTTGTATCGCTTACATATTCCCCACTATTAACAGAATAATAGTCGTTCGTATCTTGGTCAACCGTTTGGTCTGTGCAAAATACTTTGTCTTTATAAATAATCTCTGTACCCTCTTTTATCGTAAGGTCGTAAAACCTACCCTCTGTAAGTGAAAGGGATTCAGATATTACTAAATAATTTCTTTGTGTTGTTGCTGTTGTTGAGTATGTTACCTCCGTGTTAGTGGAATCATCTCTAAAAATTAAACTAACATTCGTAGCATAAGAACGTGGGATAATTCTTATTGTTTGTGCGTCCGTTGATGTTGTTAGCTTTATCATAGTATTATAAATTCATTGTCCGCAGAGTGTGTAACGTATTGGTTTTTGTTCACTTTGTAATACGAGTTGGTACTTTGGTCTATTGTCTGATTTGTACAGAAAATAATACCCTTAAATATCTTGCCCGAATCATCCCTCAAAACAAACGTATAATAAGTGTCCTCTGTTAAATCAAAATCATTGCTTATCGTTATAAGCCCATCTGATTCTATATAACTAAAATTAGAACCATTGTACTCTATGTTTGAACCGCTAAAGGTGGCATCATATGTGTTCCAATACTTATCCCCTGTGTAGTCAGTTATGTCGTTTGTTGATTCGTTTCTTAAAATCAAATATAAATCCCCTACAACACGTCTTCTCGGTATAACCTCTATTGTTTGTGAATCAGTTGATGTAGTTAAGATATTCATACTACATATATATCGTATAAAGTTTAAATTTTGCGTAAAAGAAAAGGGGGCATAAAACCCCCTTAACTAACTTAACCTCAAAATGAAAAAACTCTACTTCTTTTGCTAATATACAAAAAATATATTAACTACCTACGCATTAGGGTCAATAGGCGAAGTTGAATCATCACTCGGAAGCGTAGCCACAAAGAATGGTGGTGCAGTTTCCTGCGCTGTAAGAGTAAGCGTAAACCCATTGAAGTCAGCAAAAGCAGCACCCGTAACGATAGTACCGCCTGTTACTTCCGCACCGTGGTCTTTACCAACCAAAAAGCCATCCCCTTGATAAGTCTCTACGACAATCTGTGGTCTTCCGTGTGCTAAAAGTTTAATTTGCTCTTGTGTTGCAACGTCCAAGTGTACCAAAGATACATTCAGGGTTGTTTCATAATAAGTAGTTCCGTTCTCTCTTGATGAAGTGATAGCGGTTTCAAGTGTTGAAGTTCCTTTCAAAAGTTCGTACTTATAAAAAGAAACGCTATCATCCAAAGTGATTGTACCTGCCGTGTCCGTAAGGGCAGCGGTAGTATCGGTATACGGTGCAAAAAAGATGTTTTTAAGACCACCTACCGCACTTTTACAAGGTATTGAACGTCCATTAGATACTGTTGAACAAGCCATAGTTTTATAAATTAAAAAAGGGTAGGCAGGCTCATCGGCTTACCCACCCCTTTATTGTTAGACAAATTATTATTACGAGTAAAGAACGATGTCAGAACCGATACCGTGTTGTACACCTGCTGTATAGCGCATAACTACACGAACATTTTGTGAACCATCAATATCAGCCATATCAATTACTTTAACTTCGTTTCTGTCATCAAGCAATCCTGTACCGAAGAACAAGTTTGATTTTTGAGCAGCTACCGCTGTGTTGTCAGCAAGACCACCTGTTGCGAACAAAGGAATACCTTGAAAGTTCATTTCAGTTTGTCCTACGTTGTACAAATCTCTATAACCTAAAGCAGCTTGTGCAGCAACATAGGATTTAGCTATGTTTTGTGAAATATAGATAGTCAAATCTTCTTTTCCATATACACCACTTGGGATAGCATCAACGATTTTTTGAATCTCTGCAATAACGTTAGCAGCAGTTACAGTACCTGCAACAACATCAACTACGTCTGCATCAGCAGTCAAAAGAGTTTCGAAACCATCAAAAGAACCCTCGCCTGCACTACCTGACCAAATAGAAGTCTCGGTTGCGTTAGCTACTTCAGCAGCTACACGAGCGATAACATAGTCAGAGAATAGTGGGGGTAGTTCATCAAAAGCACTAAAGCCCATTTGAGCAGCTTCCCAATCTGCGTGAAGTTCTTTCTTACAGATTTGTAGGTTTACTTGCAACTCGGTAGGAGTTAATACTTTTTCAGTAAGGGTTAGTGTTGATGTAGTGGAATCAAAGTCGCAATCAGCAGAACGTACAAGGTTTGAGAACGAACCTACTTTCATAGCGGCTTTGTACTTTACATTAGGTAGAATAGTAACAGCACCTTTATCAAGGGTGTCAGCACTCAATAGGGCAGCACCTAAATACTTCCCTGCAAATTCGCCCGCATAAGTCGAGCCTGTAATAGTTGGATTAGCCATTTTCTAAATATTTAGTTGTTTATTAATTTTTGCATTACTTTATCGAAAGTACTTTTCTTTCTGTTTTGAGAGTACTTTAGATTTACTTTTTGTTTTGGTTCAGGATTGTGTGAGATAGGTTCAGCAGCAGGAGTTTCGGATAGTTCCTCTTTCACTTGCTCTTCAACTTCACTCATTTCTTCCTTTTTGTCAATCATAGCTTTGATTTCCTCAAGCATAGATTTAACCTCCGCCAATTCTTCTTTGGTGGCATACTCGGCTTCTACTTCTTCCGCAGCTTCTACCTCAACATCGGCAGCTTCTACTTCTGATGCTTCAACCTCTTCTTCTACTTCCTCTGTCGCTTCTTTGATTTCAGCAATCAATCCCTCTTCCGCAACAACGAGAATCATACCATCTTCCAAAGTGTATTCGCCTACGGGAAGTGCTACCTTTTCATCATCTGTTAGAATAAAGACCTCTTGACCTGCTTCAAAAGATTCAGCTTCGAGTACTGTTCCGTTTTCAAGGGTCATTTGAGCCAACTTGACTTCCTGATTCTGCTCGATGTTCTCAACGATATCAGCAGTATCTTCCCCTAAAAACGTCTTAATCTTGTTTAACATTTCAGTCGCTTTCATAATTATATATCGGATTTAAAATTTACTTTGCATTTTCATATTTTACCTATGCCTTGCGCTCTTAAAGAACCATCGCAACATTTTGTATTATATGTGTTATCAGGACACAAACAACCACGTCTTGAGCCTTTAGGGCTTGTCTTTGATGGTGTAAAGAAATTTTTTAGTTTTCTCATTTGCCTTGTCCTCTGTATCTTTTTTTATAATTCTTTGAGCCTTTTACGCTACTCATTTTTGTTTTTGCGTGTACGCCTTTACGTCTAACTTTGGGTTTCTCAACCTTTATGCTTTCTATTCGTTTAGCCATTTAACCCAAGTTCTTTTAGCTTACTCTCTGACCAACGCTTTGCAGCTTTACCACCCCACAATAAATATGAAATAGTACCGCAGGCTTCTGTGTCGCTTTCATCATAGTATTCCTCTGCCCTTGATAGGTAGGAGTACATTCTCTTAATCGTTTCTTCGCTTACAGGTTTACCTTGTGCAAGTTGTTGCGCACGTACCTTACCCACTTGGGTAGCACATTTGTTGTTTACCGATTCGTTGAGTTCCAACCCACGTTTAGCGTTGTTCTTAACCGCATCAGGATAGTCGGCATAAGATTCCAACACTTCTTTTTGACTATCCTTATATCTACCATCTTGCTTTACGATTCTGCGGATATGTTTAAGCATATCTTTAGCTTCTTCTTCTTCGATGTCGTTTAAGGTGTTGTCTTTAGGACGTTCCATTTTGTCAGCAAAGTACCCCTCTATTGAGAATCCTTTAACCTTGCCTGTTTTTACAAATTCCTCCCATATTTGGTCGTTGTTTACTTTTACAGCCCCCATCCAAGTTCCCACAGGTACATTTAGTCCGTACTTTCGGCTTTTGTCCTGTACTACGTCTTCTACTATCCAAGATTCTACAAGTGTTAGTCCGTTAATCGAATGTTGATGCTCCAAAGTCGCTTTGCTTTGGTTTCCGTTCATAAGATATAATTGCGATGCTTTCTCTACCGTACTTTTAGAAAAGTAAATGTAATACTCATCATCGCCTTTACGTCTGTATATAGGTTTGTTGGGAATAAGTAAAGCACCAAGCAGGATTCGCTTCTCATTAGATACCTCCGCGAGTTTTACCTCTTCGTTTTTAAGTGCAATAAAATCTTCCTCTATTGCGGGGTTCTCAACTACCGAAATAGCCTCTATCCCTGTGATTTGGTCATCATCTAAAACAAGTTCAATGATTTTCATATAAGTATATCGTTAAAGTTTTACATTTTGCATATTAGCCAATAGAAGCACCCTGCACTATGTTTCTATCAAGTTCCTGCGCGGTACTTACGTCATTCGATACTACATAAGCCTTTACAGGTTGTTGTGCTTGTCCGCCTATCGCTTCCGCTAACTGACTTGTACCACCTGCGCCTACTATGTTAAATGCAGGGGGAACTGATGCCGCCACGCTGCCTGCTGCTCCCGAAGATGATGGCTTGGACGGGGCTGTTGTAGTGCCTACTTTAGTACTTTTTATCGCTCTAATGTTTGCAAGACCTGCCGCAGCAGCCACACCCGCCTGAATAAATGGATATGCAGGAAAGAAAGTTGTAATGGGGCTTTTAGATGCTGTGGTAAATGCATTTTGCGTACCCTCAATAGAACTTATGGTGGCTTGGGCAATAGCCGCAGCCTTACCCACTTTAGAACCCTCGCCTGCTAATTGAGCAATAGCCCCAAAGGTTTGAGATGCCGCTTGTAGTTTAGCCCTTTCTACATCCTCACTTAACTTTTGTTCTTTATCTTTCCTTTTGTTTTCTTCATCTTCTTTCTTTTTTCTTTCAGCTTCATCTTTATCGCTAAATTCTTTCTTTGTTGCGGCAATAGCAGCTTCTTTTTGCCTTTCTAATTCAACGGTGTCTAAATTGTTTTGCTTTGCCTTTTCTATAAGAGCATCATAGTGTTCGCCTACTTTTATAAGTTCAAGTTCACGCTGTTGGTCTTCTGAAACAGCTAAAGCATCTCTAATTTGTTTCTTTAAGTCAGCAAGTTCCTTTTCTTTTCTTAACTCTTCTTTGTCAGCTTCATCTTGTTCTTTCTTTTTTTCTTTTTCCTCTTTTTCCTCTTCGGCTTGGGCTTCTCTTCTAAATTGAGATATTTGCTGTGTTAATGTTCGTTGCCTTTTTAATCTTCTACTTTCTAAATTTATAACTTCAGCCCTTAATTTTTGTTCTGCTTCTAATTCCTCTTTAGTGCCTTTGCTGAATTGCATTTCTGTTTCCATAGCCTCTAATCGAAGTTTAGCGGCGGCTAACTCTTGGTCGGTTATCTCTTGGTCTATGGCGGCTGCTTCCCTTAAAAAAGCTATTCTTTGTTCAGCAGTATAATCTTCTCTATTTGCTGCTTTCTCTAATGCTTCATTACGCTTTCTGTCTGCTTCTGCACGTTTAGTGATGAGTTCTCTTTGTAAGATATCAGCTTTAGCTCGTTTATCAGCAAGTTCCCCCGCAAGTTTAATTTCTTTTTGTGTTTCCTCTCTGAAGTTTTTAACACCATCAGTAGCTTCCTTAAGTGCTTCTTTAGCTGCCTTGAAATTACCCGTGAAAACAGATATAATTGCCTTACCAAAGTTTTCAAGTATATCCTTTGTGTTCCCGACAACAACACCTATTTGGGTCATTACTTTGGCAAATCTGTTTTGACCCTCTTCTGAATTTTTAAATGCAGCTATTAAAGAACCAACAGCCACCACTAAAGCACCAATGCCTGTCGAAATAAGTGCAGCCCTAAATAATTTCATACCCTTTGTAGCACCTGCCAATGCACTTGTAAATCCTGTAAATTTACCTATAAGACCCCCTGTATATTTATCTAAAATAGATGTAAGCTGACCAAGACCTTTCTGTTGGTCTTTTGATTCTTTAAGTTTTTTATTTAATTCTTTATTTACGCCAACGGCATTTTGTCTTTCTAAATTGAGTTCTTTAAGGGAAATCCTTTGGTCTTTAAGCGCATCTTTTAAATTGCTTATTTCGTTTTTTAATGCCCTTTGTTGCTGTATTGCGTTTTTGGGGGTGTCTTTGAGTTGTTGCTCTAATTTTGAGAGTTCTTTTTCAAACTCAATGGTTATTTCTTTTTGCTCTTGTATCTCTTTGGTAACAAGTTCAAGCTGCTTTTGAGCATCTTTAGTTTTAGCCTCTAACTCTATGGTAATTATTTTCGCCATTGTGCTTCTTTTTTGATTTGGGTAAATGCTTGTTTTAGGTTTTTAGGCAAATAGTTTTTGCCTTTGGCTATGCGGATGTTTTCCGAGCCATCTTCTACATAGGGCAATAATTCTAATATGTTCTTTATCATACCTCGTTCAATAGTTCTATGTTGGATTCGCCTGTTGCTAAATTCGTATCTATGCTGTTTATCTTGTATCTCTGTCCGTTAATGTCAAACCTATCAGCGAGTGTGAAGTTCAAAAGTATCTTCATAGGCAGATACGCCTTTACCTTTGTTAAACGTCTTTTGTTGTTAAACACATCCTCTATGTATGTTCTATAAAAATCCTGAAACAAAGTATCCTCAAACACTTCCCCTGCCTGTTCGTTTACCTCTGCAAAGAAGTTTATGTTCTCGCCGCCCGTTCCAACACCTAAAAACCCAATACTGTTAGACGGCATATTTATTTCATTATTAAGTTCTGTGTGGTCACCATATACACCATCATCATCAATAGTTACAAACGCTATCGAAACATCAGAACCACCTTTTTGTGGGTGTTCGTAAACAGGATAAAACAAAACAGGGCTACCCTTTTGTGGGCTTTGGCTTTCATCTACACTCCAACCCCATTGTAGGGTCATTTTAGTGTTGTCATCAAGGTCATACAGGTTTTCGTATTTTAAGTGTCCGAATGGCACTTTAATGTCGTATATACCGCCATCAACCTGATTGTTTTCAGCATCCCTCTCGCTATATTCCTCTTTACCCCAACCCTTACCAAATAATTGTTCGTGTTGTACCGCTAAATACGTCTTGGTGTCCTGATATCCAAAGTTTATTTCGCTATATGGCAAAGCAGCATCCACTTGCATTGTTTGTACATCTACATATTCACTTATGTCATAAGCGGTGGATATGGATTTCCTATCTGTATAAAAGTTATCTAAAGTGTCAACATATATTTCCCCATCATCCTCTACAAGGGCAACCAAGTTAAACATCTTAAATACACCCGTTAGAAAATCAATCACTTTCATTTCAGGCACTTGGTTTGATGCTATAAATGTAAAGTTAGTACCATCTGCTGTAAAGTTACCAACGTCCGATGTGTTAAACGTATCGGTTGTAGTTACCCTTGACTTACAATTCCCTATCACACAGCTTTCGTGTCTTATACTCCACTCAATATCTGTAAAGATTATACTTGATGTACTATAAATAACTACTGTATAATCCCCATTGTTGGTAGGTGTGAAGTCAATAGTTTTTGTACCACTCGTAGCACTTAAGTCTATATCTTCCTCAAAGTAATATCTTGTTCCGTTTCTTAAAACCTCAAGGTCAAACAAAGCGGATGATGCGCTTGTAAGGGTAAGCCTAAAATGCTTCCAATCGTATATCTCTCTTGTGCCCTCATCCCACTTTGACAATACGTTATTGCTCATAACACAGAACCCATAGCTACCCGTTTCATCATTCCAACCATCAACAGGACTTGGGTTTTTTTGTAGTACCGTTCCACTCTCTACTTTTCCACTTTTGCGATGCA